GCCTGTAAGATGCGCTCTTTGTACAAAATCTCCTGTGGTAGAAATAAAACCTGCGTTTTCTGCCGCATAGTTTGTAGCGTCAAATCTTTTCATGTCTGCTCTACCAAATGTTGCGTCGTTTGCACCAACAGAAACTAAATAAGAACCGCTAGTATCGTGTCCATTTACAAACCTTTGATAACCTTGATTACCTTCTGCCGTACTACCACCAAACCTATATCTGTTTGCTATGTGACCATCAGGATATTGTAGTTGTATTCTCCCTTCCCAATCAGAAGCATTGTTTCTTTTGTTGTCTAGAGTTAGCCACTCAAACACGCCATTGTTTCTTAGGTATTGGTTGCTGCTACTAACACCACTAACATAATTAGAACCTATGCCCTTTCTATCGGCTATACTAAATCTATATCTTGGGTTAAGAGATGCTTCTCCGTTCATAGGATTGCCAAAATGACTTGAAGCAATAGAATAGGATGTATCAGAGGGTGATTGTAGATTATCGGGAATAGCCCTAGCACCGTTGAAATCATCGTAGTAGCCCGCAAGCCATATCTGATATTTTTTTGATACTGTTCTTACCATACTCTCACCTATGCTGTTGAGAGATTGTAACCTCTTAGGTTCCCTCTATTCTCTATCTCTTCTATAATCATGTCTGCTACCTCCGGTACAGTCATGCCGTTGAAGTTATTTGTCATTATAACTTCGGTAGTAGTAACTAATGTTTCTACACCCTGCTGTGTAACTTGTCTTACTAAGTCTCCGGTCAAATTGTTTCTATCAAATCCGTAGAACATTTCTTCTCTAGTATCACTAAAGGTTTTTAATTGGTCTGTTATTGCACTATATTGTGTGCCTAAATTATCAAGAGCCGACTCTTCTCTGTTAGTGTCGTTTATTAAATCATTAATACTTTTACCGTATTGTTCAGCCATAATTGTTAACTCTTCATAACTATTAATTCCGTGTTTTTCTATAAAGTTAATCAATTGTACATTTTCCTTTCGATAATTTTTAACATCTTTTTCGGCTTTACGTATTTGGTCGTGATAATCTTCTTGAAATGGTAGAACGCTTTTGAGTCTATTACCTGCTTTATGAATTGCATCGTCATCAATACCGTAAATACCTACACCATTTTTACCAAACTTATCATACAATCTGTTTTGTTCATCCATCAGTTTGAAATAGTTTCTACCTGCTTCTCCTGTTAATTGTTCGGCCTCGAACTCTCTTATATCCTTTGTTTGTTTTAATGCCTTCAACTCTTCTTTTAGACCTTCAACTCTTGTCTTTATTAATTCATCTTCTGAATCTTTTAGACTATTTATTAATGCAGTCTTTTCTTCAATTGTTTTATTGACATCTAGTTCTTTGTCTTTTAACATTGTTAAAACCATAGCACTATCTAACATTACATCGTTTAGTTCTATCTGTTCTTGTTTTATTGATTCTGTTACTTCTTTTGAAGCCTTTCTAAACTTGTATATGGCTGCTGCAACTGAGGCTATTGTTAAAGCCGCACCGACCCAAGGATTCAACAAAAACTTACCTACTTTAGCAACTTTACTTGATGCTGTGGCTAATGCACCCCTTGCGGTTGCTAAAGTAAGAGTACGTCTTGTCGCCTGTGCTTCTAGTTCATTCAAAATACCTAACTGAATTGCTCTCTTTCTTTCCTCATCTGTTAGTAGTCTAGTAGAAAACATATTTGTTAGATTAGCGTAAGTATTTGCTATTACTTTTACTGTTTGAAATGCCATAGCCGCACTACTAAGTGCCATACCTGCTCGCATAACTTTAGCATTTTTTCCACCAATCATCATCATAGCACCACCAAGCGCACCCATCTGAATAGTTAACTTGTTAAAACTTTGCGCTTTTTGTTTCATCTGTCTTTGTTCTACATCATGTTTTAATTGGTCTATGGCTATTTCTCTATCTAATATATACTCTATTTCCATTGTATGTATCTTTTTTTGTTCGTGCATTTCTCGTCTTTGTGCCTCAAGTTCTCTTAGTTGAGCCATTTCTTTATTTCTTCTATCTACCGCTTCGTTAAATATTTTCTTTTCTTTTGCGCTCAGACTTTCTTTTCTATCTTCATACATTTTTGTAATGCCTACTGATGTTGCCATTTGTCGCCTTACTTCTGTGTGTGCTAATGCATTATCCCTTAGCGCTTTATTAATTTCATCTATCTTTTTAAATGCTATATCTTTGTAACTTGATTCCCGTAACCACACCTTTGATTCTCTATTTAGTCTTTCTCTCAAAGTCAACTCTTCTTTCATTCTTGCATTTAAGGCACGCTTTCTTTCTACCTCTTTGGTATTAAAATTACCGGTCATTCTATCATAGCCCATTCCGGCTACTTTTTCCCCATTTAATGCCCTAGTAATAGCACTTTGTGTTCTAAGGGCAATATTCATATTTTGTAACGACAATATCATTTGTAAGGCAGGACCCATAAATGCTTTTGCTGATTGAGCAAAAAATAATGGTACTGTAATTATTCCACCAAGCGGTGAATCTGCTAAAGCGTTTACTTGTTTTAAGAAAACTGTTTGTCTTTCTGTAACGCTAGTTAAAGTAGGTAATAACTGATTACCTAAAATACCAATTTGGGTTTTGTATGCCGATTCTGCCTCTTGTAATAGGAATAACTCAGTTTTTCTTCTTCTTTCTATTTCATCCATAGCAGGGAACATAGCGATTGTTGCTTCAAACTCTAGTTCTTTTACCCTGTCTACGTTTTCTAATAATTTAATCAGTCGAGTATAATGTCTGTTACCTGCTACTGTTTGGGCCAAAGAGGTCTGTTCTTCACCACTCATTGTATGATATGCGGCAGCAAGGTCTACTAGAACATCAGTAAATGCTCTCATGTTACCTTCTGAGTCAGCAACAGCAATACCTAAATCTTCTACCGCCTTTCTTGAACCATTAATATCAGCACCAAGTCTAGCGTACATCATACGTAAAGCACGACCACCCTTACCTTGTTCTTCACCCGCTTCAATAAGTGTAGCGGATAAAGCAGCCATAGCAGCAATACTTTCGTTAGTTAGTTTTGCCTGTGAAGCGAACTGATTCATAACGAAAGTAATCTGCTCCATCGTAGCAACCGACCTGTTTTCTACGGTGTTAAGTTCATCTAAAACTCTAATAGAGTTAATTCTAATTCTAGTAGCCTGTTCTGTCGCACTCATGTTTTCTTCTATACCTTGTGTCATAAACTTAGTTTGTTGATTTAAGTTTACCATACGTTGCATAGCAGCATCAGTTTCCATACCGGATATAAGACCGAACATCATACCTATTTCTGTACCAACACCTATTGAACTAGGACCTAAAACACCACTCAACTGTGCCATTTTAGCACCGGCTAACATAGCCTCATCAGCAGCAAAAGCGAATGCCTGTCCCACATCTATTACTTCTTGTTGTACTGCCTTCATATCACTTTCAGCCATATCAAGAAACTTTTCTAATTGTATTCTTGCTTCTTCTATCTCTTCGGTTAATGGTCTTACAAAATCTACTAAATCTGTGAATTGGTCGCCTATCTCCTGTGCCGCTTCTTGTATTCCGTTAAAAGTATCTAAGTAAAGAGATTCATATACAGTTAATGCTGCGTCTTGGTCTTTAATTAATCTGTCTGCTTGATATGTACCAACAATATCGAAGAAAACCCTAGACGCACCGGCACGTAGAACTAGTAAAGTAATAGCACATACTATTGGAAATATAGTAGTTAAGTAAGGCAAAAATGTACTTTCTATCATCTCAATCCTCTCTACTCTCGCCTATAAACGGCACTCCGCTATCTCTCAATATATCGAGTAGTTCATTGTTGTTGTTTAATAGTTTTCTTTGCTCTCTTCTTTGGTCACGTCTAGCGACTGCTCCCTTAGCATCTTTCTTACTTGCATCCTTTGTAGCATCTGCTATTTTATCATTTATATCTGCTGCTATCAACAAATCTAAATCCATCAAATGCCTACCGCCCTCTACGTTATATTTTACCCATAAGTCAGAGGGTAAAACCCCCTTGAAGGCCATACATAGAGAGGGGGCTACTCTAATAAAATCTATAAAGGGATTGCGCCATCCTTATCATCCCCTCTTACAAAGGATAATATTTTCATTAACTCTTCTGTTGTTAATAGGTTAATATCAAAATCTTCTTCTAATATACACGGAGGAATCCATGAAGCCATTTGTTCCTCTACGCCACCACCTAGTTCTTCTATAAGGTCAGCAAACTCTTCTTCTTGTTCCTCTGTCCAATTTTCCGGTTCACCTGCATGACGCATTTTTCTAAACGCTTTACCCTGTGCGTTAGTAACTGCTAACTTTTCCATACCGGATGCTTGCCTAACCCAAATCTTTGTTCCATCTTCTAACTCTATTTCTTTTTTCATTACTGGCATAATACCACACTCTCGCTCTCGCTAGTTGTTGTAAGACGTATTCCTTTAATAAAGAATTACTCTTCTTCGTCTATTTTTAGGGGAACAATAACTTTTGGTTTAGGTTTAGAAACAGGCTTGGATGCCATAGGAAATCTTCGGCAGTATTTTAGAATCTTTCTTTTATCACCAATAGCAACAATATTATCCATCTGTTCAGCAGGTATTTCCCTACCTAATGATTCGATAAAATCTTTCAAGTTTAACACCTCAGAATACGTCTGTTCCTAATGCGCCACCCTTTGCTTCAACAGTCATGCAACCCAAAGCATCATCATATAATGCTACGAAACCAACACTCATTGTATTTGTGTCTCTACCACTTACGTTAGCGGTAGGGGCTTCCCAACGAATGTTATAGAAGTTAAATCTTAAAAAGTTATCACTACCACTCGCTTCTTCTTGGAACTCTAAAATCATAACAGGGTCAGTACCATCGTTGTAAGCAAGACCATCTTCTGCAATTAAAGATGTATAATCCGGCTCATCTAAGGATTGGTCGCCATAAAGAACTGTATTAAACTCTACTGTACCAGTAACTTCTCTTCTTTGCATTTTAGGTTGGCTACTGTATGTACTGTCTCCTATTGCGTATGCGTTATCTGTATCGGGGTTTAGGCTTATTTGGAAATCAACTGATTTAACACTTGCTGATGCTGCCGGCGCTGTTGATGCCCCATCGTCGAACTTAACTACACCATTAGAGAAATAAAGTGCGTCTAATGCTGCTCCACCAAAAGTAACTGCTGTATCTGAAATATTATCTTGTGATGCCTTTTCTCTTTGGCCTACGAAATCTGCTGTAAGCATAACGTACTCACCTACACTTGCTGTAATGGATAATGTGTTTGCTACCATACCTGTGTAAGTGTGTATTTTTTGTTCTCTACCTACTTCAAAAGTGTAAGAATTGTATGTATCTGCGGCTACTGCCGGCTCTTTGAATAAGTGGATTGCGTTACCTCCACCATCGTAGGTTGTTTTTGGGAAGAATGCTGCTAATGTATTACCCAAAAATGTATCTAATTGGACAGCCATATTGTAGCCTCCTTCTGAGTATTCTGTACCAGTAACAGATTTACCAACAACAGGTCTACTCATGTCTTGTCTTGTCAACAAATCCATTCTTGTAGCAAACGATTCGTCATCTACTTCACCAAAAACGTCTGCTGTCGCCTCATTACCGTAACTGCTTTCTTTCTTTAATCCAACATATCTATTTAGAAACTCTACCATATAAATGCCTCTAGTATAGTGTGTCGAGGCGTTGACTGCCTTATCAATATTATTATCGGTGTCTCATATCTATTCTTCGCATATAAGTAAGAGTAAGCACATGAACACATATAGTTTCGTCATCATCCATCTTTGAATCTAGTTTAGCATCGTATGAAATAATACTGTCTGTTGTGGCTTGTACCCCAGTATTTGTGTATAATTCATCGAATACTTCTCCCATAATATTAAGTCCTGCTCGGTAAGCATCTTCATAATTAGTACCCCTAACAGTAATAAATACCCTAACATCGTACTCTTGTGTTATTTTTGCACCACCTAATGACTCAAAATTAGGTGAGTTTAACTCAGATATTAAAACGTGTATGCTTGGTACAGGTATTCTGTTAAGCATTTGCGAAGATATGTCGTAACCATATACTATTGATGAGTCCGGTACTTGTGTTTTTAGATACATCCTAGTACTATCTTTTAATTGTTGTACTATACCAAGACCCATTCTAGCCAAAGTATCTTGTGCGAAGTCAGATATTAGTAGTTCTTCGGGTGTAAATGCACCAAACTTAGAGTAATATACAGCCGACCATTTTACGCTGCCGCTAGTATTACCCCAACTAACCGATGCGCTGCTTCCAGCCGCCCCTGTAACGCTATAATAGGCAACTGCACCAGTAAAGTCGTTGACTATTTCGTGTGTGTAAAGTTTTGCTGCCCCACCTGCCTCTAAAGTTAGTCTTAAGATTAAAGTAACTGGATTCTCTTCTTCCTTTTTGATGTCTAAATCACTAACAGTAACAGTACTAGCACCTACTAAACTTAATGATGTATTATTACCTGTTGATTTTACTTCTACTTTATGAGTACCATTATCTAAGGTCATAAGAACAGTATTAGTACTAGGTGCGGTAGTATATTCAAACGCAGCAACTAAGGTATAAGAGCCACCTGCTTCCGGTGTAATACTGTATGTTCCGTTAGTAATTACCCAATCACCACCGGATGCTGAACCACTACCGGCAGCAGTCCAACTATCATTAAATGTGCCTGTTAAGGAAGTAGGGTCTGAACCCGTCATCCTACTATTCCAATACTGTGTTTTTGTCGCTATACCCATATCAACCACCTCTTGCATTCTTTAAGTGATTAACTAATCTTTTTGTTCCACCTAAAGGATGTGAATCTAACCTAAAACTATCTGTACCCTCTGCCGTCAACTCAGTTAGATTAGCGCCTCTACTACCAGTAACACCTCTTGGTTGTTCGTCATAACTTTGTCTTTCATCATACGAACCCACAAAGAAAGATGTGAATTGGTTTTTTTGTTCTAATGTTTTTCTACCCCACCATAAAGAATTACCTATAACGTCATACAAATCTCTATCAGTTCTTTTATTAGAGTTATATTTACCCTTAAAGTTTCTACGCATATTTACAACTTGGTCCACAGTCATAAAGGCGGCATCAGTTAAGGCATCTTCCATAGCCTTTTCCATAGCCTCTGTTACTTCTTTATTGATAGTAGTAAATATTTTTTTGTATGCCGACCTATCAAAATAAGCCTCAAACCCAATATCACTTCGTCTATTTTTGGTTATGTTTAATGCATTTCTTTGTGTTTGTATATTACGTGGTCCTTGATACCCATCAAAGTTTCTCACTTTTTCGTTTAAAACACTTTGTTGCTCATCTAATTTACCTACAACATTCGCTCTAAACTTAGTTACTGCGTCTATTTTAGGAAAACCTGCGTGAGTATAAGGTACTTTTGTAAATCCCTTCATGTTCTCACCTAATCTACACTACCCAAGTGGGCTAGTCTAGTTAGGTTAAATGTACCTCTTTCTCTCAACACTCCACCTCTCATAGAGTTTTCTTGAAATGTACCCTCATCTTCCATATAGTAGGCTGCTGCAATATCGGCACATATTTCTCTAAGAACGTGAGCAAACTCTCCCGCTTGAACAGTAACGCCTGTGGCGTGGTCTGCACTAATTCCCTCAACACCTGTTAGTATGTTAGAATCATCAGAGTCTTTACCTGTCCAAGAAAAAGAGTCGCCATCTACGTTTCCATTACCTGTTGTAGTAAAAGAAGCAGAACTAGTTAAAGTAATACTAGTAGCGCCCGCACTTATCGCACCGTTAAGTGTAGTATCTGCTATGGATTTGCTAGGTACATTTCTACCGTAGTCTCTAAAAACTTGGTCTATATCTATTGTAGCCCTGCGTATAGCAAGCGTTAACTTAGATGCTGCTTGTGTGCGTTGGGCTGAGTTTAGCCCAAGCCTCATACCAACATCACTTGAAGTACAATAATAGACCATTACTTAACACCGTTCCTGTTATTAACACAAAAAGCATACGCTTCTGCATTTTGTTATACGCTTTTAGTGTCTTTTCAAGGTTTGCTAATCTTTTTGTAACGTCTCTACACCATATATGCCATTCTTCTTGATTCATAATATCACATCTGCGTTGATAAACCCATAGCCCCTGCCACTATTGCTATTAATGCCAATGTAATTTTTTGTGTGTTTGACATATAGGATGCAATAAGACCATTAGTAACCTCTAATTCAGTAGCCACCTGTGCAAGACCTGTTTTCATATCCATGTTAGACTGAACTAGTTGTTCAATAAGTCTTTCATGTCTTTTTCCAGTTTCTTCTAAATTATCTAATCTTATACTAATAACGCTATCTTCATTCATCCATACTCGCCTTCAATCGAGCAATTAGGTCTGATTTCTTACCGCTAACAGCAAGTCCCTTCTCTTTTAGCATAGCCTTCAATTCAGCAACATTACGGGACTCAAGAGTTTCATCTAGAGTTTTTAATTCTGCTTTTGCCTCTACAAGTTTTTCTTTTACCTCATCTACGTTATCAATAATCTCATCAAGAGTTATTTTACCGTCAGCATTTAGTACTAAGAACTTTTTGTAAAGCCATACTCCTATTCCCGCTAATCCTACTAACGCTAGTAAGATTATCTCTATATCACCAAGCAAAGATGATGATTCTAGGGGTATGCAGTCTATTGTTTCATTCAATGCATTTAAGCAAGTCTCGGCTGTTGTATTGTTAGTCATTTTATTCACGCTCATATATTATTTGTTTTACGGCTGAGAAAGGAATGACACTAAACGGTCTAGTCGCACCTACTCGATACAACTTGAACCCATGAAGTGTTTCTTCAATGTTTACATTGGTGTATGATTTTTCGGGAGGACTATAAACAATCTTCCCCTTCCTCACGGCAGCCATAATACAACCAATACATAAAACCTACTTAAAAGGTTACTCTCCTAGAATACCACTTTCTAGTAACATATCTATAATTTCTTTGTAGTATTTATAATCACTTATCGTACAAATAGGTTCTATATGTGTATCACCGATACTATAATTCGCAAAGGCTTTAGGACTTACAAACACATCATAAGTTTTTACGTAATTACCCACACTATCATTTACTTGTACTACAAGAGTAACGGGTGCTTCTTTTTCTATAACTTCACCAGTAACATTGTTACAAGTAACAACACCGTCTCTTTCCAAAGACTCTAAACTAAACGAAGGACCTACCATACCAAGAATTATTATTAAGGAAATAATATATGCTACGCTAGTGCTTTCGCTCATGATACTAACTACTATTGGCGTTAGTTAAATTATCTCCAACGTGGTCCTTCAAACCACCCAACAAGGCTAGTTCTTGAACCTTTTGTTATCGGACTTACGCCATGTTCTAGGTAAGAATAGAAAACAATTATCGAGCCTTGTTTTATTAGTGCTTCGGGGTCAGGATTTTGTGTATGTGAGAAAGTTAATATACCACCTTCATATTCGCTAGGGTCAGTTAGTTGTACGACAATACTAAGTTTTCTATGAAACCCATCTTGTCTATTGTAGTTGACATCGTGATGCATATCGTATTTGTGTCCGACATCAGCATATTCTGTAAACTGTAACGGTGGCAAATAGGTTATTGTAGTTTGAAAATATTGGTTTGCATCTAAAGCAATTTTCTTAAAAACATCATGCATTTCTTGATAGACACCTTCGTTTTGTAGCCATCGGATTTGTGTTTTTCTATGGCTGTCATCTTTGTTAAAAGTAGATGCCTCTTGTGGTTCTACTAACTTACCTGCCTCTATCCATCTTTCACAGGTTTCTTTGTCTAGTATTTCTTCGTATAGTAACCAGTTTGGGTACTGCATATACAAATCAGCCTGTATTGCTTATTTAAGGTGTACCTAATCAAAATTAAGCATAATTGTCAATTCAGGTGCGGCTGTTGAGCCGTAAGCATTAGTAGCCGTACAATTTACTTTCATTATTAATACCATACCACTTTCTGGATATACTACGCTGCCTTTACTACCCGCAAACTGCCAATACACCTTTTCACCTGCACCGTCTGTACCTGTTGCATCTTGGCTTGTTGATGCCGTACCTATAACTGAATAAGTACCATTAGCATCTGAGTTTGAATCAATTGATACGTCCCATAAAAATGACGTTGCACCTGTGGCTCTACAATACCCTTTGAATATAAATGTCTCAGTAACAGCATTATTATTGTACGCACTTGCCATCTGATTTATTTGGAAAAAATCGGCATAAGCCCTTGAACTAAAACCCGAACCATCATCTTCAAAGAAAGTAATTCCTGTTGAACAATCAACCACAACTGCATCATCGTAATTACCGCTAGAAGATGTTGCTATACTTACATCAGTAGGGGCTACTCCGGTTTGACCCGCTTGTGCTACCGAACCTACCGTTCCTATAAAACTCATACTATCAACCTACTTGTACCCAATTTGTAGAAGATACGCAAATGTATGATGTTGCTTCATTATCTCCTACTGCTGCATTAGTAGCCCAATTGCTTACGATAGAGTTGCTTGTACCAAGACCTACTGTTGCACTAGAACCAGTATTGTTGAATATAGTAAATTGTGTACCTACTGTTGCGCTTGCGGGTA